AGGGTTACACCCTGATTGTTTTTTCATAGTATTATTTATCATGTATTACAAAAAACAACGGATTAAAAAAACCTTTGAAGGTTTTGAATAAATAACTGCATGGAATCAACGAGACCTATCTGTCAAATTTGCAATAAAAACGTTTGTGCTGTTAATTATATAAGAAAAGGCATTAGACATTATAGAAGTAAATGTGATTCATGTATTCACCCAAATAAAAAACCAATTTTTTTGTGGCAACAAGCAGGATATGAAAAACAGCCTAACTGTTTTTTGTGTGGCTTTAAAAGTTTATACTCTACACAAATGACTGTCTATCATATAGACGGCAAACCTCGAAACGTAAACTTTACTAATTTAAGAACAATCTGTTTAAACTGTATCGAGGTCGTCAAAAGAAAAGAAATAGTCTGGGTGAGAGGAGACTTAACTGTTGACTATTGATTCCATTGCTTTATGCAAATCATCAATCGTGCCGTCATTCTTAATAGTGTGATCGTAATTTAATCCTACACTACTATATTCACTAGCATGAATATTTAAATCAGTTAATCGTGCAAGTGCTTGAGGATTTCGAGTGTGATTGTAATCCACAGCATCTACGATCCATTTAGGATAATCACCTCTTTCGACTCTGATTGTAGTTCCACCTGCATTTTTAATTGCATCGACTTCATTCTTAAATCGACAATCAGTTATAACTACATCATCTTGTATATTACGCAATTGATTTTCTACTGCTGACACCCAGATATCATTATGAAATGATCGTCTGCCTACTTCAGTTCCCCAATACTGCAAGACCCAACGAGGAGTCAGATGAGGCATGGCTAATCGTTTTGCCCACCACTCATCAACTTCTTCTCGCCACTCTCTGCTAGATTGAGTTGTGCCTTCTAGCATTTCTCTATCCCAGCCAAAGATTGCAGACACACAATCCTTCAAGGGACCTGCATAACTCAGTTTTTTAAAGCCATGAAATCGAATAAGATAATCAGCCGCAGTATCTTTACCACTGCTGATAAGTCCTGTAATGCCTATAATCATACGGAATAGTCCTCTAGTCAAGTAGTCACTATTATAAACTATACGGGAGGGAAAGTCAAGTCTTTTTGGTTAATAAGAGCATCATAGGGTAAACAAAAGGCTCTCAGAAGTTTATCCTTATTTACATGCTTAAAAGGAGGACATTTTTGATATAACAAATCCCATTCACGGGTTAAAATCTTTTGCCATTGTGCATGATTATGTTCTATATCTTCCCAAATCTCTTGTCTACGAGAGTGTGAGTTCTTTAAAAAACTAACCACTCTTTCATATGCAACTGTTATATATTGCTCTAAGTCTTTATCATCAACAATTAGATTATTAGGGTGATTAGTATATTTTCTAAAAGTTCTAAACCCTAACGATTCTAAATGTCTATCAAGCATGTCATTGCAACTTATGCCTATGAATGGCTTTTTGACTGCTATTGGTTTCCAAGTTTTTTCTGTAACCGAAAAACTTTGAGAATCTTCAGGATAATTTTCAGTAAGAATTTGTTTCCACCAAGTCTCTGGGTTTATGATAAGTCTAGCATCATTGTATGCAGGAGGAAAAACGTAGTTAGCAATGTCAAATGAATTTACATGTTGTTCAATCATTTTACTGAATTGATCACCTTCAAACTCTTTTGCAAAAGTATGATACAAAGTTTTCATCTTAGATAAATCTAAATCTAAATCATAAAGTTCATTCATCCAATCTATCAAATGATTGTAATTGTTTTCTCTAAAATGTTCATTTGTTTGGTCATTCAATCTGTAAGTTAATGAGTAGTCCAAAACATCTAATTTATTTTCTGTATGAAATTTGTATAAGAGAGGAAACTTGTGAGGTCTATTGGTTATATCTCCAATCATCCAAACTGCTTTATTGTAATTAAAGCCTAAATTAACTTCAGCCTTTCGGAACCAAGTGTTATCATAAGAATTGTCTATACCAATTGCTTTTTCTTCTGTACCTTCAGATCGTAATAAAAAGTAATTGAGTCGAACACCATAAGTAGGGTAATGATCTGTAAGACTTGTAAAATTAATATAAGTGTTTTCATATAAGACATACACTGATTTTAAATTGGGAAATAAATTGCTAGTTTTACAATAATGAAGACAATCTTCTATCCAAGATGTATGATTACTGTTTACTTGAGGTTCAAATAAAGCGAAGCCAATGACAAGATACTCAATATCATTTATTACTGATTGGTCAACTGGTGTATCTAAATGACCACGAAAAGGTTGCAATGAATTATTAATTGCATGACCAAAACTTGATTCAGTAGTATCACAAGAAGTCAGTAATGCCCATATATTATCATGGAGCAAAATGCTTCTTATGTCATTGCTCAGATCGTCAATTATCCTTGAATCCAAGTAAGAGGTTGTGAGTAGTCAACGTAGTCTCTGAGGTCTTTAAGACATCTTTCTTGTTCTTGCTTACCTTCTGCTTTCATAGCCGCTCCGTTTAGAGCAGTACCACCACCTGGACCTGCAACTGTTGAGAATTTTTCACGTGCTTCACCTATAATTGTTTTAAGTGTTGCAAGTGTAAAGTCATACATCCATGGTGTGATACCTGGATCTTGTAGTAATGTTGTTTCTGGACGAGTAACATCAGCCCAAATAAGAATCTGTTCACCTGAGCCTTTAAAGTCTCTAACAAATCGAATTGTTTTAGTGACAGGATCAAATGTGTAGATAACATAACCACCAAACATTCTAGCGGCTAGTTCTACATACCCTGCATAGAAGTCATACGTTGCTAGTCCACCTGCATAGTTATAGTTTAACAAGTAAGTGTTTAGAATAGCAGATGAGAATGGATCAAATGACGATGCACCTGGCCCTGTTTCAAGTCCGATTGTACGTCTGAAACATTGTCTGACGTTAATGAATTCAGTTGGCAGTGTATAAGTGTCTTGGTTTTTGTCTACTGTCAGCAGTGTATAAGATTCTTGCACAGAGTTTTCTGCACGTTGTCTGTAAGTTAATACTGAGTAGTTGTATGCTTGTTCATAATGCTCTGGATCTAATTCTAAGTCAATGATCCCTTCACCTAATCGGAAACGCAGGTTCTCAAACATGGCCTCTTTTAGTTGTTCAAGGTTTCGATTGTTTGGTACTGCTAATTCGTTTGCGGGCATAAGATAAATTCCTGTTATGAGTATTTATCTTCTTAGAAAGCCTTTAAGATAATAAGAGAATCATTAAATCTACCAGTTGGTTTGATGCCTACTGCTTTAATCTTATCAAAGTAAGTTCTAGCGGCTGGCTTACTTCCCATAACTTCTTTAAGTTGCTCTTTAGGTTTACGTAAAGTCTTAATTGCACTCTTTGCCTTGTCAAATCCATGCAAAGTGTTACCCTTTACAAACATTTCTCCACTCATACTATCTGCAACGTAGTGATGCAGTTTTCTTTTCGTAGTATCATAGACCCATGCTTCTTTACATAAGTGAAGTTCTGTTGGTCTGATGCTTTCTAGTGTAAGTTTTGTTGTTTCACACTCAAAACGTTTCTGATACTTTAACTTCTGTGTTGCTTTCTCAGGAGTGATAGGCTTAGTCTTACGTTTAGCCCTAGACTTAATCTTAAGTGTAGCATAAGAGTTCAACACACCATTTACTGTGTCATAAAGACCAACAGTTGCTTTAAGTTTCTTTTTACTAAAGTGACTATATGCTTCAACTAACTGTTCATCTTTACCTTCAATTACTTCTTTAAATTCTTTTTGTTCTCTATCATAGGTTGAGGTCAATAGAGGAATATGATTTGCTAATGGATTGTACTTGTGTAAAATTTGTAAGACTTTGCTTTTAAACTTATCGTCAATCTTTATCTCATCTTCAAAGAACTCATCCATAAGACCATCGATTTCTCCTCCAGCCTCTAGTAATTTATCTTTCATTATATCTTGGATAGAAGGGCGATTAGGTTTGTCTTTTGCTTTTTCTTCTTTGACTTTAGCAATCTTCTCGCCTTTTTCGATCCATTCTTCTTTGAGTTTTGCAATATGGCTAATATGATTTTGTGGCATGTAACCCACTTTATCTAAAAACCAAATTGAATTTGCAGTCCCATTAAAGTTCCAATCTGGATTTCTGAGAATGATTTCTACTTCTTCAGTAGGCCAGCCTGCATCTTTTTTGATCCATGATTTACAACGAACCAATCTTTTCTTATCGCTAATTTCGGTTCGGATAAAGTATTGGGCATCTTGGAATGCCTTTTCTCGTGCATCTTCGTCAGTGATACCTTTATACTTTTCCCATTTAGGTTCAGGCGTGAGATAAACTGTTTTTACTTTCCGTCTAGCCATTTTGTCTCCAATTTTATCTGTGTCATTTTTAGCAAGATAGAAGTATATAGCATTTAAATCTAAAAAGCAATATTTTATTTACCCAATTGCCCAGAATTTGTACAATGAACCGATTCCGATAAATATAGTTATGCCAAGATTATCATTATACCGTCCCGAAAAACAAAGTGACTACAAGTTTATGGACAAGATCATTTCCGAACAACTGACAGTTGGCGGTACCGATTTGTACATTCATAAATATTTGGGTCCAGACGATCAAGGTCCATCAGCAGACTTTACTCAGCCTCAATATGATAAACTAGAACCGACAAACATACAAGACTTACTGTTCTTAGAGAACAGAGATCGTAAATATGCCAAAGATATATATCGATTACGTGGGCATTACAATGTACAAAACTTAGACTTTGATCTCAGTCAGTTTGGCTTATTCTTAAGTAATGACACTATTTTTATCACAGTTCATTATAATGACATGATTGATATCTTAGGTCGAAAGATGATGGTAGGAGATGTTATCGAACTACCTCACTTACTAGATTATAATCCTCTTAAAGAAACTTTCCCAGTTGCATTAAAAAGATTCTATCAGATTACAGATGCTAACTATGCAAGTGAAGGATTCTCACAGACTTGGTATCCACATATGTGGCGTATCAAATGTGAAATGCTAGTAGACAGCCAAGAGTTCTCAGATATTTTAGAACAGCCAACTGATATAGACAATTATCTTGGTGATTGGGACAAAGATAAAACATACCCTGCAGGATATGTTGTCTCATTCGGTGACAAAAATTACAAAACACTACAAGAAGTACCAGCAGGCACTAAACCAAATGCAACTACACCTGATCTATATTGGGAACTAGATGTAACAGATACATTAAAAGACGTACTTGGTCGATATAATGAAAATGTTCGTATCAATGATGCTAACTTAAAAGAAGCAGAACGAATTGTACCAAAAGCAGGTTATGATACATCTAAATTATATGTAGTACCTGGTTATGGGGTATGGGAAGAGAACGGTGTTAAATCTGGCAAGTACAATCAACCAGCACCGCCAACAGATGTTCGTTCATGGATGCCTGGTAATAATCCACTTAGTGGTACTGGTTCAGTCGTTACTATGCGTAGTGACAAATACAAATATGCATCATCTGGTATTAGAATACCAAAAGAAGTGATGGATGTTATGCAATCTAAAATTAAAGAAAAAGACATCGACCTTGAATCAATGATTGATAAGTTTGTACAAGCAAACTTGTCTATACTGACAGAAGATCCAGAGATGTCTCCGACAGGTTCAGGTTCAGGTCAGATGGAAGGCACAAAAGTCTTAACTGTAGATATCTCAGGACCTGTAGTAGGTCCATATGGTACTGCTGATAATACTTACGCAACAGCAGACCAAGATCCAGATGCATCAGGGTTCACAGGTACTGAGCCATATGGTCCGAATACAATGGACTATCGTGCTGACTGTGATCCTCGCTTCCAATACATAGCAAGATCAACACCACGTGACTTTGGTTACACATCAGGTTACTTAACTGGTGATGGCACAGCACCAAATGGTCTACCTGCAGGAGCAGGTATTGCATTCCCAGCATCACCAAATGTAGGTGATTACTTCTTAAGAATAGATTATTCTCCAAATGTTTTATATCGTTGGTCTGGTACTCTTTGGTTAAGAGTCGATGAAAATGTCAGAACAACTACAGGCTTTACAGCAACTGATGAATCGTTACAATCTGGATTTATTAATAACGAGGCTAATATTTATGTAAATAACGATGGGGCAAACGTTTCGTCTGCTCAACCGTTAAGTTCTTTGTTAGACTTAACACCTGATGATAATCCACCGAGTGACGGGACTTAGAACTTATGGCACAATATTTTTACGATAATCAAATAAGAAGATTTCTTCTACAGTTTTCTAAAATCTTTAGTAATTGGTATGTCACTAAAGGAAAAGATCCTAATGGAAATGATATACTAGTTAGAGTGCCAGTACAATATGGCGATGCAAGTAGACAAGCGGCAAATATTATTGCAAACAACTCTGCAAGTAATCTACCATCAGCACCTATGTGTACATACTTTATCAATGGACTAGAATATGATCAGAGACGCACACAGGAGCCCTTCTTCGTTGAAAAACAAAACATTCGACAAAGAACATACGATGATGGTACCGCTTCATATGAGACAACACAGGGGCAGGCCTTTACAGTTGAAAAACTAATGCCTGTACCATATACATTAAGAATACAAGTTGATTTTTGGACTACTAACTACAATCAAAAATTAGAATTGATAGAACAGTTAGGAACATTGTTTAATCCAAGTTTAGAAATTCAAAGCACTGATAATTTTGTTGATTGGACATCATTAACAGTTGTATATCAGGACGGGTTAACATTCTCATCTCGTTCTATTCCTATGGGAACAGGTAATCCAATTGATGTGATGACTTGGAAGTTTTATTTACCTATATGGTTAACAACATCTTCTAAACTCAAAAAATATGGTGCTGTTCACAAAATCATTGCTTCTATATTTGATGGTAAAGGACTTGAAGCAATGCAAGATGACAATTTGTTATTAGGCAACAGACAAAAACTTTCACCATATGGTTATAAGTTGTTGTATATAGGCAACACAATACAATTATTGCCGCAAGATTCAACTACAGCAGATACACCAAACACAGATTTAGATGTCCCAGTAAATCCAGATACTGATCTATTTTGGACATCATTGTTAAACATGTACGGAGCATATCAACCTGGAATAACTCAGTTATGGTTAGAAAATCCGTATATGGAAAATGAAATTGTAGGAACAATTGTTGTCAATCCATTAGATGATCGTTATTTGATTTTTGATGTTGACCCAGACACATTACCAGCAAATACATTAGAGCCTGTGACAGGAGTAATTAATCCACAAATCACTGGACCAAATGCAGGACTACCTGGAGCAACACCTGGAACTAGATATATCTTAGTAGATGATATAGGTTCAGATTCTGCATCATGGGGAGTAGTCATAGCAAGTGTAACTGGTCAGTCTACAACACCAGAAACAATTAATGCTACTGATATGGCACCAGGTGTAGAGTACATGATTGCAACTGCTGGTACAACTAACTATGCTCAGTATAGTGCGGCTGACAACGTTCCAGGAACTGTTTTCACAATGAACAATGTACAGCCATCAGGATCAGGTACAGTGTATATAGTTGAGGTCATCGATAGAAATATTAATGACATTATTGAATACAATGGCACTCTTGGCAAATGGTTTATTGCATTTGATGCAGATAAGAACGAAGACGAAGTTGAGTATCTTACTAATTTATCAACCCAAATTCAATATAGATGGTCTGCAACTCCAGAAGATTCTGACGTAACCCCTGCACAAAAAGGTCAGTGGATGAAATCTTATGAAGGCTATTATGGAGAAGGTGATTACAGCATAGTTATTTAAACAGGCTCTGTTTGCCTAATAAATAACTGCATGATCATTATTAATCAATCTGCTGGAATATTTTTCTACAGCAAATCTACGCAACGATATCTTTACTTGTTAAGAAACGAGAATAAAAATCCTACGTGGTCTATTCCAGGGGGCAAGATTGAGAAAAATGAAACATTGCTTTCTGGATTAAAAAGAGAATGCCAAGAAGAAATTGCATATTGGGACGATGAGTTTAAATTAGTACCGATACAAAAGTTTGTTAATAATACATTTGCATATCATACGTTCTTCTGTGAAATAGAAGAAGAATTTCCACCACTTCTTAATGACGAACATTGTGGGTATGCTTGGGTAGGAAATAATAGATACCCGAAACCATTACACCCAGGTTTGTTCTCAACAATCAACATTGACACTGTTGTAGAGAAACTAAAGGCTCTACAGTCTCTGTAAACATGCTCTTAGAGCTTCGGAAAGACGTTTTGAGAGACTTAATCACTATCAATGGGTAAGAATATAGATATTGATCTAATCGATGCTGAGATCGATTCTATGCAATCTGGATAAATAATACTATGAGTAACAGAAAAGGCAAGCCAAGCGTAGGAGATTACATAGAACATTTTTGTTCTTTGAACGGTAGATTTGAGGGTATTATTACAGAAATATTATCTACTCAATTTATATATGAAACGCCAGAAGGTCATTCAAGGTTCTGTTTATATAAAGAGAATTGGAATTACGCCAATTTATCAAATTACACCCAAAAAGAAAGGGACTAAGTCCCTTTCTTTACATCACTCGATGTTATTTGTTAATGCATGAACATCATTTCGATTCCTGAGTAGCCTAAACCACCAAGAACAAAACCTGCACCAATAAGCATCCATCTCCATTTTTCTAGCCCAGCAATTTTACTTGCCATCAGATCATGTGATTCCTGATTAGATTTATTAAAGTCTAAAAGCATTTTATGCGTTGATGCATTGCCTTCTTTAATTAAATCAGTATTAGTTTTAATATCTGCTTTGACATCTTCAAGGGCGGTATCAAATTTAGTGTCGAGGTTTTTAAACTCAACTTTTAATACCGCAATATCAGTATCGTACTGTGCTAACTGTTTTTGTGCTTGTGCTTGTGACTGCGCCATAATCTAGTTGCCTCAATATTATGCTGATGGCAATTCAATTACTGGTTTCGCTGAACCTGCTAACGGACTACCTGCAATTGTTTCAAACGTTGCCTGCATTCCACTCTGATTGGCTTCAGTAAAGTCTGATCCACTAGCATCAGTGAATGCTAAACCATTAACATCAGATACAGATTTGATGTAAGAAGTAGCCGCATTGTCGTATGTGCCTTCCATGCTCATTTCACCTGCAAGTAAATCTGCTTGTGCTTTCTTAACTAATGTACAGATACCTGATCTTGTGCCTGCCGCGTTGCTTACTAAGTACTTTCTTTTGCCTTTTTGACGTTTGATGTAAACTGCTTCATCATTAGAACCAAGTACTGAGATTTCATTCTTTGTGAATGTTGCTACTGCACTTAAGTCTAATTTTTCAATGTTTGCAGTTGATACAACAGTTGTTGTTGTCAATGCCAATGCTGTTCCACCTAATGTTGCTGAAACACTGAAAGTTGTTCCACTATCAATTGTTTTAACAAAATAAGTAGTACCTGCTGTTAGTCCACCGATGTCTGCACCAAACCAAATTGGAGCATTTAAATCAAATGCACCTGTTGCAGTTACTGTGATTAAGTCAGTTGTTGCATCTGAACTTGCTGTTGGTGTTGATACTACTGCTAATGCAGAGACTGTGCCTAATGGTACGTTAGCACCGTTTGATGCATATGATACTGTACCAGTACCTGCTCCAGCGGCTGCCGCTACGAATACTTCACCTAAGTTAGCACCTGTTGCACCCATTGTCTTCCATTGTGCTTCAGTTGTACCAACTGTGTTGTTGATTACATAAGTAACGCCAGTAACTAATGCACCTACTGTGAAAGGTGTGTTGTCACCTACAAATGAAAGTTGCTCACCTGCTGATACGTTAGTAGTAAAGTCTGCATCTTTGTCACCGTATACATCAGTAGTTGCTGTACTGAACCAGAACTTACCAGGCTGTGATACTGCAACTGCACCAAATGCAGTTAACTGTTTACCTGTTTGTGCAGTATCTCCACCGACTACGCCCATGTCTTGTGGTGTGTCAGATGGATATCCTTCACCGACTTGGTTAACACTTAAGTTAACACTTCCGCCAGTTGTAGTTGTTAGTGTTGGTGAGACTTGAGGTTGTACTGAAGGGGAAGAATTTAATGCAGTAAAAGTAGTTGCATTAATTACTTCGTTTACAAAGTATGTAGTTCCGCCAGTTAATCCACCTACTGTTGAAGTAGGGACAAATCTGTCACCGATTGTTAATCCAGTAGTAGAATCTACTGTGATTACGTTTGTGGTTGCAGTCGTATCGGATAATACCGGTAACGCTGAAACCTTTGCTATTTTTAATTTATTCGCCATTTTATTTCTCCTAATAATTATAGTTGACGTTCTAGGTCACACGTTCGGTGGGAATAACACCGCATGAGATTGTTTATTGAAGTTTTCGATAAACGAGAACAATCAAATGTATTTATCTAATTAGTAAGAATTATGGGTTAAATTTAGAGTCGGCCGACTGCTATTTCGATAATAGATAACTCACTTTCTGATTTATCTTGTATTGCTTTACCAAGAACAACGCCTGGGTGCATAATAGTAGCAACATGATACCAAGCAGTGGCACCACCTTGTCCGTCATGTACCATGATATCACCTTTTTCACATTTGCCTGTAACTTTACATGGCACTCGACCTTGTAATGCAACTGCAACTGGAATGCCTGAACATCCTTGATTCATAATATATGCTGGTTTTGTTGATACAATTCCTGCTACTCTGTTACTACATTTTACATCTGAAACATGAACTTCTTCATTACCACCGAAGCATACTACAGTACCTACTTCATAGGCTTCTTCACCTTTATAGTACTCAGCCAAGTCAGCATACGTTGATTCTAATCTGGACCCTGTCGTTAGTGTCCAATTACCTGTAATTGATCCTGCTGTTGTGTTTGCACCAGTTGTAAGTGTAGGTGTTTGTACTGATCCTGCATCTACTAATCCAGTGACTGCTAATGATGTTAGAGTACCTGTACTTGTAATATTTGGTTGTGCGGCTGTTGTTACTGTACTAGCCGTTGCCACAGTACCACTAACGTTAGCACCTGCGACTGCGTTAGCAGTATCAGCAAATGCAACTTCTCCTGTTACGTTGCCACCAGTTAAAGAAGTTAAGTTAGCACCATCACCTGAAACATATGTGAATACACCGCCTGTACCTGCAACATTACCTGATGTGATATTTCCAGTAACTGCTAATGATGTTAATGTACCGACTGACGTGATGTTAGGCTGTGCCGCAGTATATACTGTACCTGCAACTAATGCATTTGCAGATTGACCTGTAATATTGCCACCAGCAACATTTGATAATCCGCCACCATCACCTGTAATGACACCTGTAGTAACATCTAAAGCACCAGTCACTGTTAAACTCGTTAAAGTACCGACTGACGTGATGTTTGGTTGTGCGGCTGTTGTTAAAGATCCGCCTATTGTTGTTCCGGCTATATCAAATAATGCAGTAATGTTACCTAAATTTAATTTTGCATTAGCAGTATCAAATTCATAGCCACCACTTACATTTAATGCTTTGTTTCCTGTTCCTGTTGTGTCTACTAAAGCAGGATAATAACTTCCTGTAGTAAGATTTCCTACAACACCAAAGTCTGATACATTAGCATATGCAACATTTAAATTTGCTACACGAGTTGTAGAATCAATTTCAAGTGGAGGTGTCCCAGTTGTAGCAGTAGATACATACCTTAATGCACTGTGAGTACCAGTAGAAGTCACATTGCCAATACTTGCATTACCATTAACTGTTAATGTTGAAGTACCAGTATCATATGAAAATGATGGAGTACCTGTAAAAATACCACCGCCGGCACTAAGTTGAACTGTACCTGCTGTTCCACTAGCCGCAGATCCGCCTCCACCGCCAACACTTGTGACGGCACGACCACCAGTTGTATAAGCACTGTAGCCTGTTGCATCAACAGATAATGTTAATGCGGAATCTGTATATAATTCAAAAGTTGTAGAAGTAAGAACCTTTACATAGTAAGATACACCATTAACTTCAGTCATTCCCCCAACATCAGATACAGTTACTAGTGTTGCGTTAGTGAAGAAATTTTCTGGAGTAGTTGTTACTACTGCTGGATTTGTTTGAGTGATTCCTGTGATAGTACCTGTAAGAACTCCACTTGGTCCCCATGAAAGATTGCCAACGCCATCTGTTTGTAAAACGTAACCGTTTGTGCCGCCAGTAACTTGAACATCTTCAACAGCACCCAAAGTGATTGTTCCACCTGCACTGCCCCCTTTGTTAACCCAGTTAGTACCATCATATGCAAGTATTTCGCCATCAGCGACTGTGTTTGCTATATTTAGATTTCCAACTGCCCCATCGATCTGACTAAATGTAATGTCAGAGTATGAAGTCAATACTTCAATATTTTCTAAGTTGCCAGTGGCTGTTTTACCAATGAATACTTTTTTAGCATCACTAGCAAAGCCAAGTTCTGCTTCGTCTAATTGAGGTAGGTCAACGAGGTTTCCTGATCGTTGCTGAATTTTAGATATTTGTACGATAGCCATAAGTCTAATCTTTTCCTGTGATTATACTTATTTATCATAATTTTTTACCCTTACACTTTAGACAAACTTAGTGTAATATTCTTCTAGTTTCTTCAACCATAGTTGTTGATACTTGTCAAATTCTTTACCTTCGATAATGAATTCTTGGTATTCATTGTCTTTGCTACACATAAAGATAACACCTTTACGTATTGTTGTGCCATAAACTGCAT